TTCTCCGATTAAATGTGAAATAGTGGTGAGGGAACTCAAATCCCAGATGTCTAACTCTTGAGAGTTTCAGGGATGGGCATTTGAGTTCCCTCACTATACAAACGCTTTAGACGTACCAGTTTGTATTACCGAACACGATTAAAGTTAGCAGCACTAAAATATTCTCTATCAATTATCTTAAATGTACCAAACTCATTAACGATTACATAACCTTCATGGTCACACTCTTCATCTTCAAGGTAACATTCAACGTCATCATATCTCTGAATCAAGTTAAACATATCATGCTTAATTGACTGTACTAATTTCCACAAACGATACACATTTATATCTACATTGTTATCATAAGCAAGGGCTTCTAATGTTATATCGTCAATATCAATTCTTCCACGAATACATGTATTTAATTGCTGTGTAATCTTCTTAACTTGTTTATCATTAGGGAACTCACATAAAGTTGCAATTTGTCTTGCAAACTTGCATCTTTCGATTATACTATCTCTTTCACTACTAATTGTTACCTTGGGCTGCCAATACAATACATTGTCATCACTTTCCAACTCATATTGCAATGGATATGCAACAGCATCTCTCAAATCTTCCTCTGCTATGTAATAAGTATGAGGTGCAATTATGATTTCTTGGTGGACTTCTTCGGGGAAATCGTAGGTGATTGTATTAGGACAGAAAGTAAAATCGCCACCAAAACCGATAAAATCACCTTGGAAGATACCAGTTGTAGGATGAAGATAGTCAAGGCACTTATGGAGAATATCTGCCACTTTTCCTTGATGATTTTGGTCAATTTGTCTATGGTCATGGTTAATCTTTATTAGTTTCTTATTAAAAACTGATTTAGTTCCTACAAAGAATTTATTGTTTGCAGGATTTGTACCCCAAACTATTGCTGGAGAACCATCAATCTTTGTTGAAATATTACCATCATTAACGAACCAATCTAATACAGATAAGTTACCATTAAGGATGGAATCTTCAGGGTGTTCAATGTGTTTGTTCTTCATAATAATTCTATCATAACATAAAAAAGAGGTCAAATGTGACCTCTAGGGTATAATCTAAACAATTTTTAACACAAGTTTAGCAAAACCTTCGAGGTAGATTAGAGGGAGAAGTGCTAACTCAAAACCATCTAATTGGTTTAGGTTTCTTCTCACTTTCTCTACTGATTTCACTTCTTGATTAACAACAACTGGTTCAGGTGTTCTTGTTACCTTCTTAAGGTTAGTTCCTTCAGGTAAGTTAATAACAACTGGTTCAGATTGCACTGGTGTTGGTGTTACTTTAGAAGCGGATTTTCTGGGTTGCTTAACTGATGTTGCTGATGCTTTTCTGGTTCTTCTCTTACGAGGTGCAGTAGCAGCAGTTGGCATAGTTAATAAAATCAAAGAATAAAAGTGTAAGGACTTATGTTTGCTTAAGTTCGACTTAAATGCGACTGAACGCAACCTTGAAAGTCTTACGGATGCCTTACACTATACAAACGCTTTAGACGTACCAGTTTCTATCTAGTAGCAACGCTAATTGCTGGTTCACCTTTATTAAATACTGTATCTACAACAGCATTTATTCTCTTACTGGTGCTAATTCCTACTCTATCATAACAAGGAACGACCACTAATCCGTATGCTTTAGTATCATCTCCCTTACGAATTACACGACCTATTGTTTGACATATACCAATATAATCCATGTTTCTTAAGAACAATGCAGCTTCTAATCCTTTTACGTTGATACCTTCAGATAGAATACTGTGGTGCAAAACTATAAACCTTTTATCCTTATCTGCACCCCATTCATGTAAAGTATTGAAGAAATCTTCACGATTAACTTTATCACCATCAACAAATGCACCATGCTTTGATGTAATATAGAGAAGAGAATATCCTCTACTATTCATCTCATTAACAAATGGAGTTAGTGACATTAAATCTACAATTTGTCTTGTTCTTCTTGCACAAACTAATATTTTATTAACATTTGTTTCATCTATTGTTGATATTAAGTGATCACAATCTTTCTCCCATGAATGTCTGCTATCATCAACAACATCTATCTCCTTTATTAATACTTTAGGTGGTAAGATGTGTCCCTTTTGTACTAATTCAGGGGCAGGAATGTTGACTAATACTTTACCAAATATATCCTCATCATTCATCCCTGCTTTATATGGAGTCTTTGAATGTTTAGGAGTTGCAGTAAAGAAATAGCATCTCTTTGCATACATTGAGTAATATTCAGTAGGTACAATAAAATGCTTTTGTACACTATTATGAGCCTCATCAAAATATATTGTATCTACCTCAATATCTGACTCTTGTATTCTATTAAGAGAATGATATGTGGTAAAGATTAACTTATTATATCTGTAATTGTCTTTTGCCCATTGTTTAATAGCATCACTACTTGTTGTTGATTGATGATGAGTTTCTCCACTATGTACATGCAGTATTTTATACTGAAGCATAGGATTCACGAGAATATGTTCATCAAAATCCTCACACAATTGCTGTGCTAATAATATTCTGGGTGCAACGATTACAATTGTTTTTCTATCGGGATTGCTCAATACTACATCCCAGTCACAACTTTTGAATTCACGCTCTGCATCTTTAATCATACACATTGTTTTACCACCACCAGTGGGAACAATGATTTGACCTTTATTCTTTTGACGCAAAGCATCAATTACTGTTGTTTGGTGTTCACGAAGTTGAATCATTAAATAACAATCATTACAGTAATTATACCATAGAAATCATTTTAACGCCATACAGACGCTTCTAGGTACACTATACAAACGCTTTAGACGTACCAGTTATTATTTCTTTGGATCGTAACTTGATGCTGGTTTGTTCTTTCCTTTTTTAATATCTTTCACTAATCTTTCACCTGCTCTCATAATCTTTCTTCTTTCATGTGCAGTATATCCTGAAGCCTTCTGTGGTTTATATTTTGGATCAACTGATTTCTTCTTCTTCGCTAACAATTTATTTGCTGCTTTTTTCAGTTCTGTTCTACTCTTACCACCAGCATTTGCCTTCATTCTTTCTTCTCTTGCCTTCTTTTGTTGGTCTTTTAATGATAATCTAGCACTCCCTCTTTCACGAGTTGGTTGTTGTTTTACAGTAGATACTGGTTTATTAGTACCTATATCTTTTCTATCTTTATAATTTTTAGCAGGTGCAGTTTTACCACCACCAACTGCTTTCACCCTTTTCTTTTCAGCAGGTGACTTTTTAGTATTAGCACCAACTCTACCGACCTTCAATGGAGTGTCAGTACGTTTTGACATTTTAACGTCATCAAGTTCTTGACTATCTTGACTTGCTTCAGTAATAAACTGCTGAAAAGATTTCATTTATAATTTATACACTATAATCTATTTATCTTTCATCATTTCTTTCACTCTTTCTTTTCTTAATTTTAATAGTTCAGTATATCTTTTAGATTGTTCACTTGTAAAAACAAATGCCTGTTTTCTCCAAGATTCTTTTAATTCATTCATTTCTTTTAATACTGCTGAAGATTTCATTAGTTTAATTTAAGTAGTATATTATTCATACGCTTTAGACGTACCAGTTTATATCATTTACTCTTTTTGTGTTGTGCAACATAATTACGTGCTGATGATTCATTCCTACAATATTTCAATATAACACCTTCATGTATCACTGCTAATTTAGTTTTACTACCCATAACTGGTACACCATAGTAACCATCATTAGTTGCGAATCCATGTTCACAATCTTTATAAAATCTTGCGATTGCTTTTAGTTCTTTCTTATCAGTCATTGCACTATCTTTACCTTTCTTTCATGTAATCTTTTCTGTATTAGTTTACCATAATCCTCATGCAATTCGCAACCTATGTAATCTCTACCTAGTTCTTTTGCTACAAATGCAGTAGTTCCTGAGCCCATAAAAGGATCTAAAATAATATCATTTTCCTCACTACCTGCTAATATACAAGGTTTAATTAAATCAGGTGGATATACTGCAAAATGTGTATCTTTATATCCTTTTTTGTTTATATTCCATACACTTCGCTTACGTCTTGTTGGTTCTTTAATTGCATCAACATCAAAATAATAGTTTTGATTCTTACTTAATAGGAAGATATATTCATGTGATTTGGTACACCTATCTCTTACACTTTCTGGCATTGGATTAGGTTTATGCCATATAATATCCTGCCTTAAGTACCATCCATCTGCTCTTAATGCAAATGCCAACATCCAAGGAATACCAATCAAATCTTTCTCTTTAAGCCCATCTAACTTATTACCTCGTCTTGCACATTTGTCTGGTAAATCTTGCTTACTGTTACTCATAGATTGTTTAACTAATGCTTGCCCTTTTCCAGGTCTATAGTTATAATAACTATCACCAATGTTTAACCACAATGTACCATCTTCTGTTAGATTATTTCTTACCTCTTGGAATACTTTTACTAATTTTTGAATATACTCTTCTGGAGATTCTTCTAACCCTATCTGACAATCCTCCCCTCCATAGTTTCTTAAACCATAATAAGGTGGAGATGTGATGCAGCACCTTGCTTTTTCATCAAATTCTTTAAGTGTTTGGAGACAATCTCCGAATAATATAGTATCCCTCATAATTTAATGCACATCATCATACTGTGAATAATGTTGACAATTCTTTGTTTCTCTTTTTTTCACGAACTTTAATTGATGCCAAGATGATTCATAACATAATAATAATGTATGGATATATTTGTGAGGATCATTCTTTGAATATTCACATTGAGGTTTAGGTCTAACACCAGTTTCTATTGTAATATATCTGGAAACTGGATTCCATCCACGTTTAATCCTTGTCTCATTATCTTCTTCATCACCCTTAAAATATACCCAACCTTTATCTTTACCATACTCACCTCTATCCCAAACGACATAATCGTTTACTTCTGGTTCGTAATTAGGCATCTGGCACTGCTCTTAATCTATTAGGGTTTACATTACCAGTTTGAACATACCAATTTAATTTATCATCACATTGTTCTTTAGTCAATTGAGTTGTAGAGTTATCAACTAAAGTCCAACCTTCAGTTGTTAATTCCTCTATCCTATAGAGTTGTGCCATAGTGAATTGAATAGTTATTTTATATATTATAAAGAAAAATACCGAGAATGTCAAACGACAAACTCGGCAATGTAATAGTCAACAGTGATTTCTAATTTTGCTGCTTCCTTTTCACAATTAGCGATGAATTCTTCAATCGCTTCATCAGTTTTGTTGATGAAGTGCTTTTCATTTGGCATTGGAATCCTCCTTACATGTACAAGCTTTGGAAATGTTACGAAGTTTGAGATATATATTTGTCCAAAACTCCGTACCCTCTTCAGATAACTCTATGTTGCTATTCTCAAGGGATACTTCAGATAATGCTGTTAATTCTTCTTTAGTTAAATCAACTAGCATAATTTACCTCCTAATTTATAATAAGATTAGTGGGAGAAACATTGCAGGTAAGTAATTTTAATCAAACATCATGTCTCTGCTTCAATAAACCCTACCCAGTGTACATATAGATGATAGATGCCTCTATCAATATGGCGGGTAGTTGTCAGAGTAGTTTGACCTGCAACTGTTTCTCACTATACAAACGCTTTAAGCGTACCAGTTTGTGTTATTAACCTCCATTTATATCACATCCAATAGTACCACCAACAACTGCACCTAATGGAATTGCCCACCAGCGACCATCACCTCGTGACATTGCAGCAGCAGCACCACCACCTAATAATGCACCAGCAATCTTACCATCAGAGCAATCATTATCATCATACTCCTCATAGGTTCTTGTTCTATTAATATTATCAGGTGTTCTTTCTATTCTAGTTCTCCTACAAGGATACTCAATAGTATCAGTCCATGACTTTATATAACCAGGATTATCTTTATTTCCAGGTACATATTGTTCTCTATATTGTTCTTTATAACATTTTTTAGTGGTAGAGTATCCTTCTTGATAAGAATCTGCTATTTCTAATCTATTTGGGTATGATGGAGAATATCCTGGTCTTTGACTAGCAAATACTGGTGAAGCACTCAACAAAATTGCTCCGAGGATACCTCCAATTTCTTTTTGATAGAACTGGTTCATAATTTTTTTTTATTCTATAAGCCCATTATACACCACAGGAAGGGGTTTAGACAACAGGTTGTACCAGTTCGTTAAGTGCCTCCATCTTAAGGAACTGCTCATTCCTATTGTAATAAAGGGTGTAGTTGTCTGTCAGGAGATAATATCCGTTGATGTCTTTCCCATCATCAGTATAACCATAACCTCTCACTCTTTCCTGTATTCCATCAATTCTTAACTTCTTATCTCCGTTTCTAACGTAAGATTCATACTTTTGGTCTAAATTAATCATAGTTCCTGTGGTAATGTGTTGAGATTATAACATAGTTATATGAAATATCTATAAACTTAATACTGTCTTTAGACTCTCTACACATTCGTTAACAATTACCTTTCTCTTTCTTTTCTTTTTTAAGACTCCTTCTAAACTCTTTAGCATACCTTACTTCTTCTTCTGAATATAACTCTGGATGCTTTTTTGCTCTCTTAATAATTAACTTTGCTGCCTTCTTGTCCTTCAAACTTACTTAATCCTCAATAAACTTTGAATAGGTATTTATGCACGTTTTGCCTCTACTATTTCACTTGATTTTCTTAACTGCTCTATTGCTGCTAATACGTCAGGTGTTTCATCCCAACTCCATTCTTGATTGTGTTGCTCATTTTTCTTTTCAATAGTATGTGTTCTGGTTGTCATTTTGTTCTCCTTAATTGTTCTTTGGATAATTGTCTTTCAAGCATACCTTTAATATCATTAAGACATGCATATAATATTGCCTCATCAATATTATCTTTAATTAGATCTTCAAGATGAGCAATATGCTCCAGTGCAAATGTGATTTTAGTTTCATTATTCGTTCTCATTAATCAAATCCTTAAGTGTGAACAAGCTCTTCAATTCTAAATTCTTTTCTTTCATTAACTTATCTGCTTCTCCATCCTCTTGTCTATCAACAATACAAACTACTCGTCCTACTTTATAACCAGCATCTCTTAATTTATCCACTGCTTTAACCGCCGAACCTCCTGTTGTTATCACATCTTCCAATACTGTCACTAATGTGCCTTCAGGTGGCAGTAATCCCTCTATCCATGCCTGTGTACCATGTCCCTTTGCCTCTTTCCTTACAATTAGTGCATTAACTATCTTACCGTCCAATGCAGACACAACTGACACTCCACACACTAATGGGTCAGCACCTAATGTTAATCCTGCCACTACTTTAGAATCATGCTCCAATTCCTTTAATAATAATAAACTAGAAAGAGTTAATCCTCTTCCACTTAATGTTACTGGCTTACAGTTAACATAATGATTACTTTCACGACCAGAAGAAAGTTTAAATTCACCCTTCTTGTAAGCATCTCTCTTCAATACTTCCAAGAGTTCATCTTTAAAATCAGGCACTGGTTTCACTCTCTTTTAATTCGTGATTATATTCTATCACAATTTTATCCCATGTGCTATAAGGATCGGAACAAGTCATAAGATCAACTTTAGAACCAAGATCTTTGGCAATGTTATCTAATTTCTTTTTAGTAAGGTCATTCATTATGATAATTACACGCAAATGATATACTATATCTATTCTCTTTTTTTGTCAACGGTGTAACCATATGTGACATCCATGCAGGAAATAATACAAGTAAAGATTCTCTTGGAACTACTGTTACTTCCTGACCATAATATTCACCAGTTTCAAATGGTTTATATACTTGGGCTTTAACAAGTTTTGCTGCATCATATAATACTAATATTCCATCACCTTTTTTATGTCCTAATTGTATCCACTTCTCTTCTTTAAATTCGTCTAAATTATCATTTTCTTCCATTCCTTGAGGATAATATACTCCTGACCACAATGTCCTACCCGACCCATGAAAATGTGGAGTAGAATATCCACCAGCATCAAATATTAAATTTGCCCAGAAATTCTCTACCTTACATTTATCTACAACTTTTTGCTCAAAACCACTATGTTTCATAATAGGTTTCATGGCATATTCAACCTGATCTCTTAATATCTTAAAACTATCATACCTTGTCTCCATTGTTGGTTGTGATTGCCATGATGAAGCATTATGTTTAAATGATCTTTGTTTACCAGTGCCAACTGACTTATCATAATCAATATCTTTAATAAGTTGCTGATTTAATTCACGATTCTCTTCACCAAAATTACAATATCCAAATGGTGAAGGAAAAATAGGTTTAAATGCAACTAATCTTGTCATTTTATTCTTACACTTATAGACATTATAAAACCCACTCAACTATAAGTCAAGTGGGCTTATTTGTTATGTTCTTATTTAGTTTTTAAACTAAAACCTCCCTACAAATACGTTTACATACTGCTTGATCTTCATCACATTCAATTAGACACTCATAGTATTCTGTGAGTAAGGTGTCTTGTTCATCCTCATATGAACCTGCTAGTTGATTGTATGATACTAGGTTGTGCATAATTCTCTCCATTTTGTTAACTTGAGTAGCATAACCAAAAAAGTTTTGGTTAGATCTTATCCCTCAATTCTACTATTATTTAGTCAGAAAATCAACACAAATGAGGTTTGGTTTACAAAAATAAATGCCTACGAGTTTATACCTATTTGATTACCTCCCAGTTATCATCTCCTCCCTCATGTATTGAGAAGAGATACTTTCCAGAAATGGATGAAAGGTAAACCATACCATATTCACGCTTATCTACACGACAAGAATGTAGGTTGTGCATCTTATTAGTGAAACGATCTCTCGCTTCACTGGTTCTAGGTTTGACGCAGATAAATTCCTTTTTCATTTTTATAACCTCTCTAAAGGATTAGCCTCATCAGAGTAGACATTTGATGTAACTTCCTGAATAATTTCAGAGAGTATTTCATAACGATACTCAATGTTCACTGCCCTTGTTCCCTCACATGCATTTTTGAATGTAAGATCATCATACTCTTCACCTTTCTCACCAAAGAACCTATCTTTATTACCGTATGCAACTTCATGCAATCTAACTGCTTCAGTTGCTTGATCATAAGTAACAATGCCATTACTTTGAGACATCATCCAAAATAGATTTTGTAAAAGGACTTTACGCTTAAGTTTTGCCTTGTCTTCTTTACTGTCTGCTGCATCAATCATTTGACCAATGTAATCTGACAAGTTTTTAAAGACTTCCAAATAACCCTCTTGTTCTTTAGATGTTAAGAATGTACTCCTATAAAGAGTATTCTTACTAGATTGAGAGATAGGAGAGAAAGTTACATCATCCTCATCTTCATCAACTGCCGAAAGAACAAATGCAAGACAGTCTACAATCCACTCATCACCACAGTAACGCTTCTTGAAGTTCTTAAACATGTACCCTAACAATTCAGGTACTTCATAACGAAGAGCACGAACATAATCGGCCCAAGGTGAATTAAATGCGTTACGAATTTCCTGTGCATTAGGAAATACACCACTGTTAGTATTCAAAAATACATCAGAAAGTCCATCATAACCGATTTGGCTGTACTCACTAATAATAACATTGCGAGTCTCAATGGTTTCTCTTACTGCTTGTGGCAAGTCGCTATACTTGTTCTTGTTACGCTTTACCTTAAAAGTAGATACAGATGTATCTTGTGGATCTCTAATGTATCCATACTCACCTTCAGGTATATCATAGGTGTCATTAAGTAAGTTTATCATAAACTGTAAACGGTTGTTACCATCAAGTATGATATACTTGTACTCAGATTCTTTGAGTGGTTTAAAGATATGCTCGATAGCACGATCATCAGGTGCTATCTTAAGCATTCTATGTAATGCTTTTATTATATTAACCAGAACGATCACACCTTCTACTCTGTCCATGAAGAGAGATTCAAGAAATGCTTTTTTCTCATCTTTTGACCACGATAGTGGACGTTGGTACTGTTCAGGTGCTACGTTATCTACGTAATTTGCTACGACATTTACAAGGTGTTGTATAGAAGGTTCCTTCTTAATGACTATTGGATATCCTCCTTTCGTGTTTCTATCCTCTTCTGTTGGATAGTTCCCTGCAAGAAAGGGGATTTGGGCGGGTTGACTAGAATAAGTCAAAATGTACCTCTGTGGGTAATGTTTACATGCGAAGACGAACTTCGACTTTTGGTGCTCCCTCTTCAATATGTTAGAAGAAGTTGCGAATCGGTGTATTAATAACCGACTGATACCATTATGGCATCAATGTATTTAGTTGTCAACAACCATAAGAATCAAGTAGTGATTGGGTGTACTCCTTGACAAGCACCTTCTCCATCTTAAGTGCTTCTACTTCCCAAGGTTGGTCAGCATAGTCAGTCTTGGAGTGGTCTATGCCCTTCCAATACCTCTTATTATACTTGTCCTTAAGTTGTCCTGTAGCATGTTGATAAACGTGCCACAACTCATGTAGAAGGGTTTCTGTGTAATCTTCTACACTTAAACGATTGTGAATCTCTACCTCAAATTCACGAGGTCTATGGTCAGGTGGAACTACCCATGCCCAACCAAATACAGATTCACGAAGTAGTCCTTTATGGTCTACATTTATAAAGAGTTTATGGTTAGGGAGATATGTATCCACAAACCAATTCACGATGCTCTCACATCTTCTCTTACTGTAATTGTAACCAGAATAAGTGAGGTAAAGCATCAGAAGAATCTCAATTCAAATGTACTAATGGCTGCAAAGGCAACACGAACTCCCCAGTGCATTGCCCATATAAATGATGCAACAAACAGGAGTTTCTCCTTTCCAGTCATGTCTTTGGTCATAAATCTCGTGTGGATATATCCATAGTACCATATCGTAAAGCAGAATTT